CGGTCACCAAGTCACCGACGGGTCAGATGCTGTTCATCACCACGCCCGATCGCGATCAGAAGTCGCGGGAACTCTGGCCGTACTGGCAAGCGTGCGAACTCGCGATTGACCAGGGGACGCCGCTGCCGGAAGGGTGGTGGGCGATGCTCTGGGGCATGGACACCGATGACGTGCCGGACTCTGACCTGGCGGTGCAGCACGCGAACCCGAGCGCCGGCGTACTTGGCGCTGGCATCCGCGTCATCCGTGACAAGATCGCGAACGCACTGGCGACCGCAGACCCGAAAGCACGGGAGGAAACATGGCTGCAAGAACTCGCCACGTTCACGGATGACCTTGCCGGCGCGCTGCCGCTCGAGCTTCTCGACCGCGTTTCGGTAGATGAGGACTGGGATATGTTGGCCGGCGCGGCTGGTGTGGTGGCGGTGGACTTTAGCCAGGGCGGCTTCGCGTTCGGTTCACAGTGCGATCTGACCTCGCTGTGCCTGGCGATATGGGATGGGACGAAGGTGCATACGCGCGGATACCACTGGTGGGCCGGCGCTGATATCGCGTTCGATGAGAAGCGAACCCGCCAACCACTGCAGAAATGGGTGGACGATCACGCACTTTCGCTCGCTGGAGGTCCCACTATTGACCTCGATTTGGTCGAAGCAAGGCTTGTGGAGATCTGCCGCACCTACGATATCCGCGCTTTTGTTGCCGATCCGGTGGGTAAAGCGAGCGCGTGGGCGGCTCAAATGGAGCGGAAACACGGCTGGAAATGGCACAAAGCGCCGCAAACGATCGTGTGGATGGGTGGTGGTTGGGCAGTTTGGAGCGATTGGATTCGCGCCGAACGCATCCGATGCAAGCCGGACCCAGTGCTGCGAGCGTGCCTGGCGTCCGCTCGGCTCTATGTCGGACTCACCGGACTGGCCATGCCGGTGAAGCAGAAGAGCACCAGCAACATCGATGCGCTCACCGCACAGGTCATGGCGGCGCGCGTGTTGAACGATCTGCAGATCATGGGAGGCAGTATGTACGAGACTCAACCGGGCTTCTGATTACTGCGCGTATGTACGCCGCATACTCAATCTCAAATAGTGTCTACACGCTGTTGACGCAGTGTATGTAGGCGCTATTGCATTCGTGAAATGTCGTGGTGTAGTACGGGAATGGGATCATGGTTGGGTAAATTCTTCCGCCGCCCGATCGCGCAAACGATCATCAGCTACACACCGCTGACGTTTACGACGGTATCCGCTGATCTACTCGGCGTCCCCGCCATCGTGCGTGCCGTGAATCTGATCAGCACCGATTCAGCGCGGTTGGATCTCACTGTTACGCGTCGCGACGGGTCCGTAGTTGAGGACTCGCCTGCGGTCGATCTGCTCTACGGGAACACCGCTTCCTTCCTGAGTGGATACGAAATGCGTAAGTGGCTGGCGACGTCGGCTCTCTACTTCGGCAATGGCTACCTGCTCATCCGGCGCGATCTCCGCACCGGCGATCCGGTGGCTTTGGATCCGGTTGACCCGTCTGCCGTCAGCGTTGAGATTAAGGGGTCAGAAGCCCGTTACATCGTCAACAATTCGGTGGTGGATGACTCAAGTCTGATCCATGTGAGGGCCTCGACGGACCCTCGCAGTCCATGGCTCGGGGTGTCTCCGATTGACCAGTGCTCTCGCGTGCTTGGGACTCAAGCCATTCTGGACCAAGCGATCGAGGAACTGGCCAAATCCGGCTTTGTCGGAAAGCTCGCGATCGAGCACCCCGGGCCCCTGACTGCTACGGCGCGCGATTCGATGCGTACCAAGTGGGCAGAGCAACACAGCGGCGCAGACAAACTCGGCTTCCCGGCGTTCTTCGGCGAGGGAATGAAGGCCTCGCAAATGGCTGCGGACGCTGCCGCTCGTTTAATGGACGCCAAGAAAATGGGCGTTGAAGAGGTGGCGCGTGCATTCGGCGTGCCTCCGCAACTGCTGTACCAAGGTGAAGGGCGCTCACAACCCGAGATCGCACAGGCGTACGTCACGCATTGCCTGGCTCCGTTCTGCGCCGGCATCGATGCGGAACTGTCCCGCAAGCTGCTCCCACCAGGTGAGCGCATGAAAACGGATCTAGTGCCCATCACGCAAGGCGACTTCCGCACGGCCGGCAAGTCTTACGCAGCGCTTGTTGGTATCGGCGTGCTGAGCCCGAACGACGCACGCGTGCGGCTCGGTCTGCCGCGCATCACTGGCCTCGATGATCCAGCACCGGTGATCTCCGGCATCACACCCGCTGCGAATCTCGCAGACGCAGAGGAAGGCGACCCACCATATGAGTGATTTAGAAACGCGCCAGGCATCTATCGGCACCGTTGAAGGCAAGACCATCACCGGCTACGCCGCTCTTTACAACTCATGGAGCAAGCCGCTCATGGGCGCGAAGGGCACATTCACGGAGCGCATCGCGCCTGGTGCGTTTGACGCATCGATCGCAGCCGGTGCGTCGCTTTGGTTCATGCATGATTCAAAGCAGATTCTTGCCAACACCAAGAGCGGCACGCTGGCTCTTGAATCAGACGCGCAAGGTCTGAAATACACCGCCACGCTCGGCGATTCGCAACGCGACGCAGACGTGCTCGACTTGGTTAAGCGCGGCGTAGTCAGCGAAATGTCCTTTGGATTCTCAGTTCCACCAGGTGGGGATTCGTGGGCCGGTGAGAAGCGCACGCTCAATTCAGTCAATCTTAGAGAAATTTCACTAGTCGAAGTGGGTGCCTACAACGCCACTACTTCATTCGTCAGATCACAAGAAACGCCAGTCATCACAAAGGTAATCAAGCCAATGAACATCCGCACCATGAATGCAAAGCTCGCAGAACTGCGCGCACAGAACGTCGAAGGCACTGAAGCAGAAACCCGCGCCGAGATCGTCGCACAGATCGAGGAGATCACCGAGGCCCGTAACGCCGCGATGGCTGCCGCTGATGGCATCCGCGAGGCTGCGACCCCGATCCAGCGCACAATGGACCGCCGCGACGCTGGCGAAGAGTGGCGCTCATCGTCGGAATACCGCGACCAGTGGCTGAGCTACTTGCGCGGCGGCCGTATGCCGGAACAGCGTGCAGCGATGACCACCGCAAACCCTGCGACCAACTCGGTGCTCATCCCCAAGCTGTACACCGACGCCATGGCAAAATACGCAGACGTGGCAACTGTGGCGCGCGGGCTAGTGGACTACAAGTCCGGCGTTCAGGGCTACCAGACGCTGCGGTTCAACACTTTGTTTAGCAGTGACGCTATCGCAAACGCGTGGACCGTTTCCGACGTCGGCACACAAGCAAGCACCGAAATCAATCCGGTTTTCGCTGAAGTTCCCCTGGCTCCGGCAGCGTGCTTGCCATTCACCACTGTGTCAAAACAACTGCTTTTGCAGAGTAATTTCGATTTGGAATCCGAAGTGGTTGACAACTTGACTCGCCAATTTGTACGCAATGGTGAGTGGGCCCTAATCTCTGGTGGTGGTTCAACCGGTACAAACGGTTCTACGCTTAATCAGCCAACTGGTCTGTTCACTGTGCAGACTGGTTGCACAATCCGAGCCGTAACAAGTGCTGGAACTGATCGTGCCGCTGCGATTACCGCTGCGTGCACTGTCGCGAACCTCACCGCCATGCGATACACGAGTCTTCCTGCAAGCTACTGGGGATCGTCATCGTGGCTCATGTCGCAAGACGCGTACGCAAAGATCGCCGGTTTGACGATCAATGGAGTGCCCGTGTTTATCCCATCAGCTGATGCCGTGGGCCAAGCCGGAGCCGGCTTCACCCTAATGGGACTCCCAGTGTACGTAAGTGAGTTCACCGGTCCAACGCACGTCACTACTGCGACCACCGGAAAGAACACAGTGCTGAGCCTGGGCAATCACAACGAAGGCTACAGCGCAAGGGAGTGGGCTGGCGCGACGATCATGCGAGACGATCTGAGCCTGGCAGCAGCTGCCCAGGTGAAGTTCCAGGGCACGATGTTCATGAACGGCAACTTCACTCGCGCGAAGGCAATCGTGCAGTGCCAAGTCACTAACGCCTAATCATCCTCTCAAGCAGTTGCGGGGTGGGGTTTCGACCTCACCCCGCAATAGCGAGGTGCTATGTCAATACCTGCAACACAACCTGGACTGGCTGACGTGCGTGCTTGGTTGAAGCGGATGCACAACGAGGATGATCCGGCCATTGGGGCCGCTCTGACTGCATCGTTGTCGGCGTGGATGGCCGCGACCGCCAAGGAATTGAAGGACATCACCGACGAAGAGTGGCTTGCCATTCGGATTCAGGTGGGTCACATCGAGTCATTCCGTGGCGATGACGCCGTAACCCCGGAGCCTCACCCGTTCATCCAGACCATGCGGCGGATGCACAGCACACAATCGATCGGATGACATATGGCCGGGTGTGGATTCTGGCGCGACGTCTTCACTGTGCAGCGATCCACTCAGACGGTGGACGCTCTTGGTCAGGCTGATCTAGCCTGGCTCACTGTCGGCACGGTCCGCGGGATCATCAAGTACGGACAGCGCGAAGTCATCGGCGACATGGGCGTGGCGGTTCGGACTGAACTGGAGATTGAAACCTCCTATAGCCCACTGGTAGAGGCTCGGTCCCGTTTGTTACTCGGTGTTACGCCCTACAACATCTCCAGCGTGGTTGATCCTGACAACGGGCGCCGAAAGCGTCTTCGCGTCCTGGCAACGCAGGAGATGCAATGAGGCGACATGACCGCGATATGAGTCCGATTTCGACGCCGTACCGACGGGCGGCGGTCAATTCGGGCGCGACCCAAATGCACTTGCAGGTCGACAACTCGACGGTGGCGCAGGCGCTTGGCCGGCTGAGCGCGGAACTGAACGAGCAAGCACGGCGCAAGGGCATCCGCAGGGCGCTACGTCCGTTCGTGACGGAGCTTCGCGGCGTAGTCGGCACTGGACCCTATCGCGGCAAGAACCTCCACCGGAAGGCAATGGCGAGCGCTACGGGCATATTGATCAAGCGTGGCGGCGCTGGTCCCCAGTCGAAACTGATCGCGCAGCTGGGCGTCCGGTACGGCAAGAAGGGCGGCAAGGCTGCGCGTGGTCGGCAGGGCGTGTTCCACCTGCTCGAGCAGGGGTACAGGCACGGCGGCAAAGGCTCACAGAAGTACACGAACTCCGCGAACCCGTCACCAGGCAAGGGCAATACCTGGTCAAAGCAGCAGGACCGCGACCCGGCTGGCCGGTTTACATCACCACGATTCCGAGTGGCACGCGGTGGCGCGCGACGCATTCCCGGAAGTGGTCGGGCCCGCGCTTGGGCACAAACAGCCATTGGGCGAATTACGGATGCAATGGCGCGCGAGGTGTTGGTAGAGGCGCGGAAGCTCCTCGGGGGGGCAAAGTAATGGCACTGAGCAACTGCATGAAGGCGCTCTACACCCTGATCGCTTCGGGAAACTACCCGGTGAGCGTGGGACTACGGCGCGCCGGCGATACCACGCCGATGATCGTGTACGAGGTGTCACAGGTCGATATCGACTGTCTCATGATCGGCGGCGACGCAGGGCACTACACGATCTCGGTGACTGCTGACTGCGTGGCGGATACGTCGCTGCTCGCCTGGACAGTGGCTTCGGATCTTGTGGACGTATTCAGCGGCGTCTATGTCGACAACGCGGAAGACATCAAACTAGTGCTGTCGGGCGTCAACGCGACGGCAAGAACTGAAACACCGGATGACGGGCAAAGCGACGCAGAGCGCGTGGTGTCCGTCACCCTCACAATCCTTGGAAAGGAAATCTAATGGCACTCATCTCAGGCTTCGGCGGCGTATTGGTGTTCAGCGGTTCAACCACGGTCAAGTGCCGTAGTTTCACCATGTCAACGGAGCGCGAATCATTGGAGGTGACGTTGATTGGAGACTGGCGAAAGAAGTACGCGCCGGGACGGGTCCGCATTTCCGGGACCGTGACTCTGTTCCGTCAGGACACAACCGTTGACGCGACGCTGAGGGCGCATCTGTTCCCGACGAATCTTCTAAACAGCGTGAATGCTGTGCTTACCCTGAAGTTCACAGACCAGGGAGGAGTCGTCTACAACAACACGATGGACGGCGGAAGCCAGGATTACAACGTCCAAATTACTTCCGCATCGTTTAGCGATGACGGATCCGGAGCCGGTACTTGGGAACTCAGCTGGGAGGCTCAGTGAGTCTAGACCCGTCCAAGGTAAACGCATCCGCGCCGCGCACGGTCGAGATACCAGGCATCGGTCAGGTGATCGTCAGGCGTGCCACGCTTGCGGATCTCGGGTTCGCCGCGGATATGCAGTTCTGGTGGGTGCGGCTATTCAGCCTCCCGGACGGATCGCCGCTGTTCGCGCCTGGTAGTGACGTCGGCGCGCTGGATCATGAGGTTGCATCGGCGCTTCTCGAGGAGGTCAACAGACCGCGTTTTACTCAGCCGGTGAACGCCGGCAGTGGAGAATCGGGAGTCCCGAAATGAGGCAGGGCATGGACGCCGGACTGGCTGAGGAATTGACCTGCGAGGAGCGGTGTGAGTACCTGCTGACCGTGATCGCGTCGGCATTGACGCACAAGAAGCCGAGCCAATTCGCACCCTGGCTGAGGAAGAACAATGGCTGACAAGAGCATGAAGTCAGTGATTTGGGCGGAAATGGATACCACGGGAATCACCCGTGGCGTCGCCAAGACCACCGCGGAACTGACCAAACTCAACCGCACGGCCGCGTCGGGTGCTCGGTCTGCCGGAATTACTGCGACGCTGCAAATGACACAAGCAGCATTTCAGGGCGTCGGCACGCTGTTCGGCAATGTGGAACGGCGCATGAACGAACTGAACGCCGCGGCGTTGAAGTTCAGTGGGCCTGCGATGGGCGCCAACATGATGGCGAACGCTGAACGTCTGAAAGCGGATATCAGCATCGCCAAGTCTGTCACGCCTGGATCAATTGCTATGTCCAGGACCAAAGAGGACCTGGCTGCCGGCGAGGCTGCGCGCATTGAGCGCCAAGCAGGAGGCATTAACGCCGGCATGGGTTCAGTCGGTCGGGCGCGGGGAAACCTAGGCGCGACGAGTGACATGCTGCTCGAAATGGGCGGCACGTGGTTCTCTGGCATTGAGAAGCTATTCAGCGGCGATATTCAGGGCGTGATGGACACTCGGTCGCAACTCATGGGACAAGCCGGCGAACTGGTCAACGCTCAGAACTACGCATACCAAGCACCAACACCAGGACGTGGCATGGCCGGCTCGGAAGAGTATCTGCGTCAAATCGCCAACAGCCTGAAATCGGGGGCACAGTAATGGGCTATGGAATTATCGAGATCAAAGACTCCCGCCAGTGGAACTTTGAGAACGTCGATGAAACGACACTCACGGCGGTCTACTTGGCGTACTGGGAGCCTGATACGGCTGGTCAGGCATACCCAGGCGATGGGTTGGTGCTGACGCAGACCGGGATGCCGATGGTGCAGACCAGACCGGCAGCTGCGATTCACACCGCGCCACCGGCGGCCATCAACACCTTTATTGCCTCAATGGTTTGCCGTTCGGTGAACGCAGTGCCCGAAGTTTCTGTTCCCTACACCTGGCGAGTGACCGCGGTGTATTCCACCATGCTTCCGGTGGACGCCGCAAAGCAGGGCTATGGCGCAAAGCAGACAATGGCAATCAGTGGCCGGCAATACGCAGAGTATCGCAAAGGGGTTTCAATTCCGGTCGATGGAACTGTTGCATGGCCGCCTACTGCTGATATTGGCGGTACAAAAATCGACTTAAATGGAATGCCACGTGCCAAGGAACTGCCGCAGGTCACAAGGCAACTGGAATACAAGTGGGACCGAACGCCGCTCATCAGCACTACGACACCAGATGATCCGGATTGGCAAGTTTTCTACGACGCTATCAACAAGCGAAACAGCGTCGCATTTATGGATGCGTCAATCGGAACCATGCTGTATAAGGGTTTTTCAGCTTCTCTCGACCGCGAGATTTGGCGCATCGTCCATACCTGGGTATTTGATTCGTTCTACCACCTCGAGCAGATGCCGGTCCCAAATCCCACCGGACAGCCGATCCTTTTTCCTGGTGTGACTATTGCTGGCCAGCAGATTTTGCAATGCCAAAAGGTGGCGTGGTATCAGCGATACCCAGACACCATAGATTTTATGGATGACTTCCTGCCGACAACTATTGAAGCGGATTTGATCAAGGCTTACCCGCCGATGCTCTTCTGATGTCCTACTCGCAACCACTGTTTCACGGCGGTATGTACGGCAAGGCCAATGCCGTGGTGTGCAATGGTTGGCAAGCGGCAGCGAACTCCACGCAGCGCTACCGCGAGGCGATGGCCTGGGCAGACCAACAGGTCATCAAGGGTCAGATCGTCACGCAGGGGCTGTGCCAAGTCACCTCCGCGGCCTTGCTTGGTGGTTCGGACAACCGATGGCAATACACGGTCAAGATGTGGACGCCACCATTAGTGACTGGTACAGGCATCACGCCCAGCACTGCCGATGCGCGGTTCACCTATGACATCGTTCGCAATATCCGCGAGGAACACAACACATCAAGTTTTGCAGATGGGATGTCTTTGACGTCTCCGCCGGCATCAATCGGCCCGGTCGGAAGCAACTGGACCGGCGCTGCCTGGACACTTTCAAACCTCGAGGCCAAGGTCATGCTTTATGTTGTCTATGACACTGACGGCAAGGCGTACCCATTCTTTGATCGACCCAACCCTATCCGGTGCACCTAATGGCCAACCTCACGCTCGTTACTCCAATTCCGCCGCAAGTCATCTGCAAGGGTGAAGTATTCGCCATTTCGATGCACGTGCACGATGACGGATCCAATTTCCACTGGACGACCGCAGGATTCACGCCCAAGGGCTACATCACCGTAGGTACGGTCAAACTCGAAGGCACTGGCGCAATAGTCAACGCTGGCGGCGGCACGGCAACCGTGTCCTGGACTGCGGTGCAGACGCTGACCGTAGACGCCAACGCCTGGGGCACCATCGTCCTCTACGCCGACCCGACATCCGGCAGCGAAAACCGACACATCGCAACCATCTTCGCACGCATCACAGCAGAAAGCATTCCATAAATGTACACCTCAATGCTCCGTCGCGCTCTTCTATCCGGTGGTGCCTCTGGCCCAAAGGTTTACGGTTCAACCGTCCCTGCGCAAATGATTCTTGATGCCGCCAATGGAACTGATTCCTTAGACGTCATTGTGATCGGCGACAGCAACGCAACCTTCCCAGGTAGCGGTGGCTACAACAATGCATGGCATCGAGTGTTTAACACAACTTTGCGCGTGCCAATCTATGCCACCTCATTGTTTGCTGGTGGCATGACCAACGTAGGCGCACCTACTGCCGTTACAGCAATCAATAGAGATACGGCAGGTTTAGGTATTGGTGCAAGCAGTACAGCGGCGGGTATCGCAGGTGCAACTGGCACTGGCAGAATGTTGGCTACTTCACAGGCAGATGCAAACATTCTTGCTCTGAAAAATTACCTAGGAATGTCAATTACTAGTTGGGATGTAAATGACAAGACCACCAACACCCTCATGTTCCCGCACGGATTTGGAGCCAATCCAATCGTTGTTGAAACTGCCGGGACATTCCTTGGGACATTTGCGCAAAGCAGCGTGCAGGTTTCTACCTTCAACAGTGCTGAAACCTCAACAGCTACAACCTGGGGATCCGAGTTGGCATTTGGTACTGATGGTGCAGGTGCAGGTGTTTCACTTGCCTATCGCTTGGTGTACGGCACCTTTGCTGCCGGTTCAGGACAGTTCAAACCGCGTGCAATTTGGAGTAACAGCACTGCCCTTGCAGCACAAGACAGTGCATTTACTTCTACTAATACTGGCGCGGTCGGCTACGCCACAAAATCATGGACAATTCCAGCAGTGGCGTTTAGCACTGGTGCAGGGCAGAAGATCTTGCATTGCGGTTGGGATGGAAGCGCTACCGGAGTCGCAAGCACCACGGGCCCGTTTGCATCGTTGTGGAATAGCGTGGTCAAAGTCGGGCAGAAGGGTTATGCGGTTTCGTGCCTGAACGCGTTTGGTGGACTAAACAGCGCACTTACTGTTTCCAAGATCACCAACGCTGGCAAACTTGTTGACGCATATCTCAAGGAAATTCGGGAGCGTCAGATTGCTTGCGGTGGAACCGGACGCGCACTGGTCTTCTTGAATCTTGGCATCAACACGGTGGAAGACCAAACTACCTGGACAACCAACGCCGAAGCCTTGGTGACGCTCTTGTCATCCAAATGGATTGCGCTAGGCGGTGCTGCTGAGAACATCTCGTACGTCCTGACGGTCACGCATCCAAACACCACTGGTACATGGGCTACTAACCGTCCTGCAATCAGCACGGCCGCCAACGCATGGGCAATTCTCAACGGCTCGGCTAACAACCTTTGCGTGATCGATATCAACACGATTTACACCGCAACGGTAATGAGCAAATACAACATGTACGACAGTGGTGGGCAATCACACCTGAATTCTTCTGCAACGGCTTCCGGCACAACCATCACTACCAAGGAAGATTCGTACTTCGCCATTGTGCAGGGAATGGTCAGCGCCATGCTGTCTCTCTGATGCATTACCTAGCCGCCATTGCCCTTACGTTCCTTACCGGCTGTGCATCGAGCACGGCGGCGATCTCGCAGAGTGCCAACACTTCGCGAGAGGCGGCGACATCGGCACGCTCGCACCTGGCTAAAGCAAACGCGGAGCTCGAGCGCATCGAGGCGCTTGCCGCGGAGATCTCGGCCCGGATCCCGTACGTCTCTGATGATCAAAGTCCGATCCATTCAACGCTCCAGTATGTGTCGATCGCAGTGGTGGCCGCTGTGATCGGAGCACTCATCTACACCTACATACCTCGAGGCCGCTGATGCTTACGACAACTCAATACACGATCTGGATGGTGGCGCTGCTCGTAGTCACGTTTGCGGGTGGATGCTCAGTCGGAAACACGTTCAGGAAGTTCAGACCAGTAGGAAAGAAGGCACGGAAATGATCATTCAAGCCACGGCGGAATCTTTGATTGGGTCGATTGCATTTGCATTGTTCCTGGCATCCTGTGGCCTGATAGTTGGCTACATCTATTGCCGTCGGCAGGGCGGCAAATGAGCCTAAAGAAGTGCTGCTGTGGTGGCGGTGGTTGCTCTGACCCAATATGTGAGAGTGGGAATTGCAATGCCATCATTGCCGACTGTGCAAACCTTGGGCCGTTGAATTTCGCGGTGAGGATTAACATGGTTGCGCGGCCGGCTACTTGCAGCAAATATGAATGCGGCACTGAGCCGTGCGATGACTTCGGCGGTGGTACATTCTTCACCGAATCTGGCTGCCTACTTTCGGGCTTCGGACCCTATGTCGATTGTCCGCCACGGACATATATATCGCCGAGTGGCGGTGTCAATCAGAGCGTGCTGACGTGCACTATCGCTGATCCAGGGGCTAACAATTTGCAGTGCATATTTCAGTGGGCAACCCATGTAAATCGAACTACAAGTACATGTGGAGGCGATCCGGAGAATGAATGCTATACCGTAAACAGCATCGTTCCAGCTGGTTGCAAGCAACTGACATTTCCGAATATCGCAGTGGTAGAGGACATTGTTGGCGTGTCTGGTTGGTATGACTGTCCTGAGCCTCCTGGTGTTCCCGCACCGAAGAACTTTGCCGATTTACGATCTATCAAAGGCGCGTTTGGCAAGTCTTGCGGCGACTGCTCAGCCGAAGACCCGAATCAACAGTGCTGCAATTTGATCCCTCTACCGTGCGCGTGCGAATGTCTTGGTGGCGGGAGATCAACAACCATGCAACTGTTGACGCCCACAAACAATCCCAAGGACGGGGTGCTGTACGCGTCCGTCGATTGGTTTGCCCCATGCGCTGGTCCATCGTCACCTAGTCGGGGCGGCACTTGGTGTGGCGAGGGATGCTCCGGCACGGGCACGGCTAGCGAAATGATGATTCATTTCAGGGCCATATTTTCCGTATCCACACCACCGCTCGACGTTCCCTATGCGCCGTGTCCGACAACAATCATCGGCGAGGGTTTCCCCGGCGCTTACATAACCTTAAATCAGCCCACTTACCCTGGTGCTGACGCAGATGGCCTGGTGTGGTGTTATGAGCAGCGTGACGTATATGTGCTGTTCAAGCACTGCAACGATACCTATACAGGTGAAGGAAACAAGTGTCGGATGCAGAAGGGACTGTATCGACCGGTTCAAGCTGGCATCTGTCTCAACCAGACCTTCATGCCCAAGGGCTGCTGCATCATCGACTTTGAAGACTGCTACAGCAAGCCATGCAACGATGCGCACGTGCCATGTGATTGCTCGACAACGATCAAGGAACTTTTGAGGAGAGCCGGATGGGACTTTCTGGAAATCGAGGTGCTATGAAATACTGGACGATTGAGAACGGGAAGCCCGTAGAGCGCGACGTACCTGGGCCGGATTCAACTACCGGCATCGGGTTGGGTGACGTTGTTGCCGGCGCTACCAAGGCGGTGGGGGTCAAACCCTGCGGATCGTGTCAGAAGCGGCAAGCGGCGATGAATAAGGCCACGCCCAAATGGATGACAAAGATGCTCGGCTGGCTTCGGTCTTAGGGGAATTATCCGCCGAGACTTAGAGCGCTTTCAGGGTGTACCGTGCCCCCATGAAACACCGGGCGCTCATCGACAGAATGGACCAACAGAGGGGCGAGTGGTGGCTATGCCGCAAGGACACAGACCCGCGAGGTAAGTGGACTATCACGTGCGATCCTGGGGCCGTTTGGGATTGGCGCTTCAAAGTGGGCTTTAGTTATGAGCGCGCAGTGAGAAGGTTATTGGTGGCTCAGGAACAAGAAAAGCGCACAAGCATTATTTCTCGGAAAGTGGCAGAAAGAGTAGAGCAAATTTCCGCGGCTGTCGATAAGATGCGTACTAAGCGCATATAGGGGGTGTACGTCAGGACTGCGGATGGCTGAAATCGAATTTAACGTAACAGCCAAACGTTATCCTGCACTGCCCGATATGCGTCTCCTTTGGAGGACGCAGCATGGACAGCAAGGACCGCAACACTCAGCGGCGAATGATCGGGGTAGACCTCGTAACTGACGGGCTACTGGAGGCGATAGCAAAGTACGACGGGTCGACCAAGGTGCACGTAGTGCGCCAGCTTGTTCGTTCGGCGGCACGTGCTCACTACGGAACCGTAGAGGCTGCGCTACTGGAGGTCCGCAATGGCTGACCTCTTTACAGTGATCGCGTGCCTGGTGTCAGTGGGAGTCTTCCTGCTGCTGTTTCTGTGCCCTGAGCATGAAGCGTGCCAGCCGGTGCGGAAGCGGGGTGAACAATGAGCTGCATCAATTATGGGCTTGGTCCACCGCGCAAGAAGTGGCCGCTTGAAGGCGATGAATGGGATAGTCGATTTGAGGAATTGACTAGCCAGGGATGGCTTCATGTCACCGAAGAGAAAATTGCCACAATTACTCCAATGCCAAACGATGAGGTTTGGATGGTTACAGTCGATGGAGAAGTCATTGCATGGAAATTCCATCGTGATGTGAACGTGGCCATGTTCATATCGATTAGCTGCAATGTACTTGGGGGGTATGAGCCATGATTCCTATCCGCAAGTACGACACGGAGTATTGGCGCAGTACGTCGGCGGGTTTGCAGCGTGAAGTGGATCACTTCCGCGACAAGGCAAGTCTGCAAGGCAACATTATTCAGACTATTGCACGCCGCATCGAGGGCATTTGCGATGAGGTCAGCGCTGGGCGGATGAATGAATCGGACGCGCTGCAGAGGCTGAACAACCTCGCGCAGTTGGTGTTCCGGACAATCGAAAGCGAACAACGAGCAAACGCGGTCAAGTGATCGCACCGCAGGGGTCGGACGTGCTGCCGCACCCCTGCGGCCATTTCATGGAGGATGGATATGGAAATGCAAGAAGAGTCAAAGGTAAAGGCGAACGCCGCTGCGCGCCAGTGGTGCAAGGAAGCGATCAAGCTGGAGTATCGGTGGTGCGTGGATAGCAATAGTTGGTACACGCGTGCTCAGTCGGGAGTATGGGAGCGCGACCGGCTGAACATGGTGAAGGGTGAAATCATCAAGGGCGCAGCAAAGGCGAATCCAAACGATACCGGCAGTTGGGCGCGCTACTTTGCATCCGTGGCTGAATCGTTCGATGGCTTAGTGGTTGGTAGTGCTGATTGGGATCAACACCTGTGGGGCTTTGGTGCGCCTGACGATGTGTATGACTTAATCGAGGGAAGCGCGATCAACCGGCTGCTCGATCTCAGCATCACCAAGCGTGTAGGCGTTAAGCCAGGTGGATCGACCACCAGGTGGGAAGCGTTCCTGCTCGAGGCTGCACGTGGCGATGCGGAGGTGGTGGCGTTCTTGAAGCGCTGGGCCGGCTACGCGCTGAGCGGAAGCACCAAGGAACACTGCATCCTGTTCATCCACGGACCAGGCGGAAACGGCAAGAGCGTCTTTGTGGACACCATCCGCTATGCATGGGGCGAGTACGCGAAGACGCTGCCAATGGACGCGCTGATGGAGTCGAAGGGCGACCGGCATCCGGCAGAGATCGCCATGCTGAAGGGTGCGCGCCTGGCCATTGCCAATGAAACGCAGGAAGGGCGCAAGTGGGATGACGCCAAACTGAAGCAACTGACCGGCGGCGATGTGGTGGTAGCTCGGCACATGAGGCAGGACTGGTTCGAGTTCACGCCGTGCTTCAAGCTGCTGGTGGTGGGGAACCATGCGCCGCAGATTGCGGTGGTTGACGATGCCATGCGTAGGCGGTTGTGCATGGTGCCATTCACCAACAAGCCAGAGAAGCCGGATGGCGACCTGGGAGCGAAACTCAGGGAGGAAGCAGGAGGCGTCCTACGTTGGGCTATGGAGGGCTTTGAAGAATGGGCGACTCTCGGCGGCTTGCGTCCACCGGAATCGATCCTGAAGGCAACGGCGGGCTACCTCGATGACCAGGACACGGTCGGCGCTTGGTTGCAGGACTGCACCATGCGGGTGGAGAGTGGATGGGTAAGCAGCGCACAGATCATGGCGTCATGGAGCCATTGGTGTGCTCAGAACGGCATACATCCAAAGAGCATGAGGCGGCTTGGGCCAGACCTAAAGGCACGTGGGATCGTTGCAGAGCGTACGAAGCACTCTCGAGGCTTCTCAGGGGTGACGCTAGTGACACATGGTGACGCATTGGGTGACACATTATGAAATCGACATTTGGCAATATTCCAACTACAGAACGTGGACTTATTAGATTGGTGACACTTATGACGCTTCTTTCTGACATAGCACGCACGCGCACGCGCGCGCCCGTGGCTACTCGTATGCAAACAAGCGTCACCAAGCGTCACCCGTCACCAACAAAGGCAAGGAGATGAAAGATGAAGACGTGGAAATCGCCGTACGCGGCGCTAGTCTCAGAAGTACGTGGCAGGCGATTGGGTTATGGCGGCAGCTGGACGAGGTTGAGCCTGAAGCTCAGGCAGAACAGCCCATTGTGCCAACGGTGCGGGATAGCACCAAGCGACGAAGTGCATCACATCGTGCCACTGGAGGTCAACCCTGCTCTGAAGATGGACCCAAGGAACCTGATGGCAGTGTGCCGAGCGTGCCACGAGGAACTCGAAAAAAGAAACGTAAAGAAAGTGAGCCAATAAAAATTCACCCCCCCGGCATGGGTAGGGGGGTACCCCCCCTCCGTTGGGCACCGCCTTGTGGGAGCATCGGCACGCAGGAAGATCAGGGGGCTGCAAGTATTCAACCCGTAGACAGCGCTATGGACCGATCGGATGGGTACGCCCGGGGCGTGATTGCCGGGACCGT